ATAATCTTTTTGCACCTGTCACAAATGAAAGTTGCGGGAGCTTTGGGCGCGGGTATCGGTTCGGCTTTGGGCGCTGATGCGCGTCTCTCGGGTGCCTGATATTCGTCTGTGTCCGCGTCCTTGCTGTCGTCAAGTAAGAATAAGCCGTTAAGGGCGTACTTCCTCGCGTACGATGACGCCGCGCCCGTTATCTGCGCCTCGTCCATGCCCTTTTTAGTGTCCGCCTCCCGTGCGTAGCCAGACACGTTTATAAACGAGCCTCCCGCGTATATGGTCGCCGTTGCCTTGACGTAGATGCGCCCACCGATCTCGACAACCTCGTCGGAGATAACAGTATAAAAGCCGTATTTTTTCTCAAGCGGCTTTAATGCCTCGAGGATGCCCTCGGCGTTGCGGTAGTTATAGCCGCCAAACTTGTTTGTCAAGTTCTTTGGTGCTTTGAGCTCGGTCTGTACTTTGTTTAATATCTCGCCGATTCTGTCTTGGAAATCAGTCATTATATGCCTCCTTCTTGCTTATAAGTTCGTCTAATGTCATCGAGCCCAAACGCTTGACATAATCCTTCACGGCGTAATTAATCAACTGCTCGCGCGTATTGCCGATGAATCGAGCCAGCTCTTCGAGCCTTTTCTCGAGCTCGTCGGGGAGTCTGAACGTCTCGCGGGTTAAGTCCGCATCAACGGGCTGAACTTTGCGCGCTCTTGTAGTTGGGGCGTTGATGTGCTTGCCCTGTGAGTTATCTTTCATGTATGCGTGTATTTTCTTAACATCATCGGGCGCATATACCGGCGGGAAGTAGTCGCCCACTCTCGCGATATTCAAGTGTCGCACCACGTTGTTGACAGTGCCGATCGCTGAGTTGATGTGCTTGTAACTGTCGGGGTTTTCTTTCATATACTGCTCGGCTATTTGCCTTGAAGTAAGCGCATTCGATGACGTTGTGAACGGCCAATCAGCCATTAACTCGTCTATGCTCAGTACGTCCTCGAGTTCGGGCGCATTTGTCGGCTCTTTGCCTTCAATAAGTTCGGCGGTCCACCAGATGTGCGCCCCGTCGGCTCTCGTGTAGTCTGTCGGCTCGCCGTTGGGCCATTTGTCGCACTTTGTCGTTGTGTAACGCGTCTGACTGATTGCCTGTTCTGCGCTTTTGGCGGATGCCGTGTAGTTTGTCATGCTGTCATGTCCAGCGCCTTTGATGTGTCTAATTACTAAATATCTGTTCATAGGTGTCATGCTCCTTTACCTGATGCGTATTGATTCCGATGTCTCGAGGTGCGCTATGCCGTCCAAGTCGACGCCGCTCTCGATGTCCGCTTTTATCTTTTTGCGGTCGATGTCCTCTTCTTTACGCGGTTTAAAATACTGTTCGGGGATGTTCTCGATGTATGCCTCGTCCATGACGACAGCGGGCGCACTCTTTTGCACCCAGAAGGAAAACAGGCGCGTTTTTAGCTTGAGCTTGCCGTCCTTGTCGGGCTTGATCGCGGTGCGCATGCCGTCAAGCATCGCCGCCTTCATACGCTTGATGCTGTTCTCTTTGGCTTTGCGCTTTTCTGCGAGCCTTGCCTCCTCGGCTTTAAGTCCCGCGACATCGCTCTCGAAGTTCCTGATGATCTTTGCGTAATTCTCGAGCTTGTCCTCGATGTCATCAGACAGATTTGCGAGAGCCTCGGTCAATGCGTCCGCCATTTCCGGCTCGAGCTCGGTCTGTTCCATGTACTCAGCGAAGCGTGCATAGTCGCCCGTTAATTCATATAAAGATGCCATATCACAAGCCCTCCGAGTTCGGGTATTTCAAGTCTTTGTCGTCGGTGTTTATGATGTAGATCTTCTCGGCGTTCTTTTCGACCTTGTCGGCAAGATTGCGAAGTCCGTTTCTGTTGCGCTCGCTCTTGCTTTCCACGCGGTTAATATCGCGCTCAAGAGCCTCGAGTCTTGACATGACGGAAAAATACAAGCCCGTCAGCCCGACAGCCACCAGAATTACACCGATAACTGTTAAAAATAAAATAGTTCTCATAGGTTAAGCTCCTTTACTTTGAATTGTTTGTCGAAGTCTTGCGTTAATAGTTCCGCTTTGTTTAGGTCCTTGCCGTTGCCCTTTTCGACCTTTACAAGCAACGCGCCCGTGATTGCCGCTTTTTCCTGTCGTGTAAATTCGCGCTGACCTTTAAGCACTCGGCTCAAAGTTGGGCGAGTCATCACGGCAGCATCCGCGAGCTCGTCAGCGTCGGAAAAGTACCGACCGAGACGGGCATAGACCCCGCACGAGGCTCTCATGGTTGTTTTTGTGCAACTTTCTCAGTAAAAAAATAAACGTCAAGGTCCTTTGCCTTAATGCCGAGAGCCTTCTGCAAAGCCCGCAACTGACTCATTGTTAGCTCTCGCTCGCCGTTAAAATACCGAGACAGGCTTGCTTCAGAGATGCCCGTCGCCTTTGCGCATGCCTTACGGGTTCCGTACTTTTCCGCTATGCGCTCCGATAGTTTGATCGTGTCGAACTGTATCATTTTTGACCTCCTTTCTGTTGCATTTCTACAACTGATATTACCGCAACGTGTTGCAGTTGTGCAACCACTAAAATTGCATTTTTGCAACTGTTACACAACTGTAATATAATCGGGTCAAGGAGCGTTGTGTATGGAAAATATAAAAAATAGATTATTAAAGGCTTTAAGCATGCGGGGTATGACGCCCGCCGAATTAGCCAGAGCCAGCGGGATTGATAAAGGCTCAATCTCCCGTTACCTGTCGGGCAAATTCGAGCCCAAACAGAGCGCCGTTCATGCTATGGCAAAAGCTCTTAACGTGTCGCCGTCATGGCTGTTAGGTTACGATGTACCCGTAACGCCTGACTTTACCGCGAAATATACAGAGCAAGACAAAGAGCTCAATATGCTGATTGAAAAATTAAGCCCCGACGAACTTAACGCCGTTAAGGCGATCATCAAGACAATTTTAAACAAAGGAGAGAAGGCTGATGATAACTCCGAAATTTGACGGCCAGCGGTGGCGGATTCGCTTCCAGCGCGACGGGCGGAAGTTTTCTTTTAGTAGTTCGTTGCCGGGCGCAAAAGGTCGCAAAGAGTGCCGCGAGAAGTATGAGCGCTGGTTATACGATAACGAGGTCATAGGCGGCAAGACATGCGGACGCGTCGCCCGTGAATATCTCGACGACCTCGGCGCAAGACGCGGCACCGACTCGGAAAGCTACAAACAAAACGAGCGTTATATTCGCCTTTATATTGCCCCTGTTTTAGCGAGCAAAAAAATGTGCAAAATTACCCTTCGCGAATGGCAGGGCGTCATAAACGGGGCAACAGGGCGCAAAAAGGACCTATCGCACAAGACTCTCGAAAACCTGCGCGGAATTATAAGCGCTTTGGTCAAGTTCGGCTATGCGAATTATGAGTGTGAACTGTTGCGAAGCTCGCTATATATACCGCAAGGACACGAGCAAAAAGAAAAGGAAATATTACAACCTGACCAACTCAAACGACTGTTTGAGCCGTCGGGCAAATGGTATCATCCGTTATTTTGCTTTTTGGCTTTGACGGGCATGCGTCCGGGCGAGGCTTTAGGCTTACAAGTCGACGACATAAAAGGCGACAGAGCATATATAAAGCGGTCCGTGTCCGCGTCAGGCAAGATTACGAGCGGAAAAAACGAAAACGCACGGCGCATGGTCCCGCTCGGTTCGCTCGCTCTCGGGCTGATTAAAGCCACGATCGACAGGAACGACAGACAAAACCTTCGCACAAAATGGATATTTTGCGACATACACGGCGACCACGGCAACCAATCAACGATGCGTAACCAATGGAATGAGCTCAAAGCCGAGCGCGGTCTGTCGGGTACTGTTTATAGTTTGCGCCATACGTTTATTAGTTTTACAAAGTCCGTACTGCCTGAGTCGACTATTAAAGACATCGTTGGCCATAGCGTCAGTATGGACACGTTCGGGACCTATGGACACATTGTTGACGGCGAGAGCACCCACGCGGCGCAGATTATCGACCTGACTTTCGGGCAAGTTTTCGGGCAACTTTTGACCGCAGACGGCGGACAAAGCGAGTGATGTGTCCGCGAGAAGCCTTATTTTACGGGCTTTTCGTAAAATGGTTTACATACATATAGGGGTTCAACTCCCCTCACTTCCACCAACTAAAACCCCCGCGCTTTAAGGCTTTGCGGGGGTTTTATTTTTGGGTTCGGGCAACTTTCGGGCAACTTTTAATTTTTGCAATAAAAAAAGACCTCACCCGCGGCGGGGAGTGAGGTCTAATGGTTATGGACAATCGGAGGATTATTTCATGGATGTATAAAAGGGAGTTAAAAGCTGACAGGTCCGCCGCGTACCGAAAAAATCAATAATCAGCAGAAAATAGCGCCGTGTATGTCTTAACGCCTATGATCTTGTCGGGCTTCATGTTGTGAGCTTTCTGAAAGTTCGCGACCGCGAAAGCCGTATTGCCACCGGGCGCGAAGTCGTCGTCAACTGTTAAGGCTCGCCCGTTCTTTCCGACATATCCAAGCTGGTTTAATAAAGTCTGAACCATGCCGACCTCGGGACATCTTGAGCCTTCTTTTAAAACTGGTAATTCTATCGTCACTTTTTCCGCCTCCTTATTTTCGAGCCGTAAAACATAGTCCCAGCCCTTTTTATATTCATAGAACGAGCCGACGGCTATCTCGCGCCCTGTTTGGTCGCCTGTCTTGCCGCCTGTCGTCGTTCCTTTTTCGTTTATGGATGCTTGCACAATCTGCCCGTTGCCGATGTATAAAACGGCGTGATGCTTTTCGTTTAGGACAACGTCGCCGCGTATAAGTGCCATGCCCTTTTTGTAAGCAATCGCGGTAAAACCACACTTAACAAATGCGGCTCTCATGTTGCCCGTATAGGTTCCGCCGTTTTCCTTGACGGGGATGCCCGCCTGTTCGTATGCGTTTATACAAAGACTTGAGCAGTCATAATCGGGACCTTGTCGCTTGATCTGATCGTAGCCGTGCGAGTTGTCGATCGCTATGTTGACAGCCCAATTACACGCCTGATTGATAGTCTGTGATGTGGTCATCGTTTCCATTCTCCCTTCTCGAGTAGTTCCTTGTATGTCTGCTTGATATGATCCGACGCAAGGACGGCATAGTTATTCTTGAAATCAGGATGAATCTGACAGTAAGCCTCATAGGTGTCTATGTCCTGAAGCTGTTGTGAGAAATATTCTTTGCTGTGTTCTATTCCATTGATGAGCTCATCATCAAAGCGGAGGATGTGAGTTCTCGCGAGTATAGCCTGATTGCGGTCCACCTTGTCGGATAAAGTTTCGATAGCACTCTCAATCTTCTTGAACGATGCGCTCTGGTTATCCTTGCGAACTATAAGGAATTGAACAAATTGCCAAATGGCTGAAGCCGTGATGATAGCCACGGCTCCCGCCAAAAGAGTGTCATTCACCTATATGCCCTCCGTCAGCCAAGCCTTCACCGATGATAAACGCCACTACTGATGCGCCTGCCATGATGAGTGCGGAAATCTTCTCCGCTTTCTCCGCATCGCCTGTGAAATAGATAATCAGCATGGTCACGAAAGATGCGAGAGCCAACCAAAACTTCCTCGATGTTAATTTTCTCTTCCAATCAATCTTCATTGTTCATTCCTCCTTTTAACTTTTAATTTAACTCAGTTAACTAATTAGTTAACTGAATTATTAAATTGACTAATCTTTGACTAATCTTTGACTAACTCACTTCCTCGTGTACTTGCACTCTGTCACATCCGCCACATCAGCGAATATCACATTCTCACCGATGAGAGTTGTTATCTGTGTCGGTGTCAACTGAATCTCGATAGGCTCGGCGAGTTCATAGACTAACTTCATACCTGTTATCGCCTCTCTAAAAGAAGCTACATCGGTATAATTAGTATCTTTGATAGCAAAACGACCTTGATTATTTTCATTCTCAAACGTCGTGATTTCCTTGTCGTTTAATTCTCTTGATATAGAAGATACACTGGTGCTAATCGCATCAGGATTAAATAAATACCCCGAACAAGCACAATTTGGTGTTCCGATTTTGACATTTCGATTTACTCCCGAATAGAAAATCTCATATGTGTCACGATATTGCCAACTCAAATCACTCAAATCGCCAATCTCATGTGTAATAATCAACTTCCCATTCAAAACATCAAGAATAGCAGAATATACTGTCTGACCAAAAGTAATCTGATAGGTGTTGTCTGTTATTCCGAAAGCCTGACAGAGTGTTGCAAATTGTTCGGGAGTTATTGTTGGTGTAACAGGTGGTGCGAGTTCATAGATGAGATATACACCTGACATGGCTGTTTTGAAAGTGGCGGAATTGGTATAATCGGAATCAAATATAGCGATTCTTCTACCTCCATAATAGCCGTCAAACATATATAAGGTCTTATCAATCCCCTTCGTAGAAGTGAGAGGATACGAAGAACAAAGACCATTCATCCCCAGCTTAATATTGCTGATAGTTGCAATAAATCTATTCGAGTCGTTGGGATGATACCAAGTTAAACTCCCTAAATCAACAAAGCCATAAGTGCCATTTAACAAGCCTTTGAAATACTCACCATATCCGCTTGTCTGACCGATATTCACCCCGCTAAAAGAAATAAAATCACGGATATTATCGGGAGAAGGAGTGCCACTACCTGTCTGTGTTACAGGGATATTCAGTTTAAGCGATACGAGAGGCTGTGAGGCGGCAACTCGGTCGAAATAGGCTATGCCGTTCTCGATTGTGGCGTCGCGGACGGGGTTGCCTGATGTCTTGTTTTTTATAATCTCGAGCATCGCTATGTCCGCAATAGTCAGGTGCGTAATATCGAGATTACGCCTAAACCTTTTTGCGAGCAAAATCGTTTTTAAATCATACATATTACTCTCCTAACCAGTGCCATGTGCCGTCGCTGTCAAACAGTCCAACATCGCCGTCGGCTGTGACCGCATTAGAGCCATAATCCAGAACGTCATCGCCGATTGTCAGATTGTCGACAACCTCGGCTTTTGTGTCGGCGAAAATCGACGCCGTGATCTTCTTTCCTACCCTCAAAGTAACATCTGTGATCTTGATAGCCATTTTTTTGTCTCCTTTATGTTTTATTTTTTTAAGATTCTGTTAGCTCATAGACAAGCGACATCGTCATCGAGATGTTCTTGTCCACTATTTCATTGTTAGGCAAGTTATAAACAGTCGAAACCCACGGGAAGAGCGCATCGAGCGACATCTTGTAATATGACGCGTCGCGGTTCGTGTCCGTCTTTATTATGTTGGTGCCGTAAACACCGCCGCCGTGTATGCCCTGATTCTGCGTACCTTGAACATGAGTGTCCATGAGGTTCGTCTTGTAAAACTTTCCGTTGTGGTAATACAGCGCCGATGTCGATTGTAAAAGCTGTTTGTATCTGTCGCCGTTCGGCAAGCCTATCCAAACGCCGTTATAGTCAGCCGGGAGCGGGTCGTCCTGCAGGTCCGTTACATCTTCCGAGCTCAGAAGATTACACTTGACTATACGAACGACACTTTGCACCTCGGCGATTCCGTATAAATACGGCTTGTTGCCCTCGTACTCGATATAAAAGGCATCTTTTAATAAATTGTGGTTAAGGTTCGGGAAGTTGGTCCCGTACTCGCAAAAGCTGATGCCCGTGTAGTCCATGTCATAAGTCGCATATAATGCCGTGTAATCCTCGGGGTTTACGACATAATCAATTAACTTCCCATTTCCACTCGGAAATAAAATCACATGCAAAAGTCCCCCCGTATAGCTGACGGAGATCTTCGGACGGCTCGTGTAATATTTGATCGTGTCCAAGTGTATGACATGAGTGCTGCCTATCTTTTCGCGGACATCACCAGAAGCGCCGATTATATGAGTGCGCCATGTGTTGAGTGCGTATTCCTCAATACACAAATCGCCCTCGGTCGTCTCGCTGTCATAATTGGCAATATAGATTTTAAAACCCTTTTCGCGCTCGTAGTCGATAACAGATAAATCTTCCAAAGCCTCGGTAATAGTTATCAAGCCGTTGGATAATCTGTCGTTCGCGTATGTTTTCGGGAGCGTCAAGTCGTCCTCATAATCGAAATTGCCCGACTCTATAAACTGAACTTTTCCGAGGTTCGGGCGTGTAAGACACACTGACTCAATGTGCCCGTTGCCCTGATTCTCGGACCAACGCCAAACAAAGCGATACCCGTGCGCAATTTGTCCCGTCGCGCCTGTTGTAAAGTCAGCCGAGCCCCTTTTGTGGTTCGTACCTGTGTATGCGTCATCGCCAGCCATAGCAACGACATTTGACTCGGCGCCGATCATACCAAAGAAGCCCGCGACATCGTCGCCGTTCGGGTTTTTTGCATCAGTTAAAAGACAACCGCCAAACCAATTTGTAACGAGAGGTTGTATCTTGTTGCGGTCAATCATCGCGCCAAAGTCGCCCTTCGTGATCGCATTAGCCACCCACGGCGTAATGGTATTATGACCTTCGACACGCTGACGGATGCGCCCGCTTTTAGCGTCTCGCGTTTCTAATATAACGTGACCTTTCATTCTTGCTCCTCCTCCGAGGTGTCTTTGATCTTGATATAGTTCGCCTTGCCATCAAACTGATGATGAGCAACACCGCCGTACCATTCGCCGATCTTAAACGCGTTAATGGCGACTGAATCCCAATACGCGGTGATATGTTCCCACTCTCCCTCATGTCCTTCTTCCCACGCTATCGGAACGCCTTGCGCGATCGCGGTGCATAAAGGGTTCCAAAAGCCATGCTCGTCTTGAGTGAATAAAGTAAAATTTCCGTCTTTATCAAAAGCGACGCGGAGTGGTGTATTCCTCCAATCGCCGTCAAAACGTCTCGATGCGCCGTGCGTTTCGCCGACCGCTCTGTGCTCGGCATCAGAGTCATCAAAATAAATACGACCGAGAATATACACTATCATTCTGTATTTATTCATTGAAAACTCGACAACACGGGTACATTCGTATGGCTCGACGCCTGGTGTTATCATCGTGATAAACCCGAACGCGTTGTCGTTGTCATAGTTTTCCGCGTCCGTGTCGAGACTGAACTCAATCAAAAAGGAACGACCGCGCAAATAAAGTGTGTCGTATGGAATTTCGCTCGAGAACTCAACATTGGTCAGTTCCATGTCCCACTCTGACGGGTCAGGTGGCGTTATATTCGGATAGGCTTTAAAGTATGCCATTATGTTATCCTCACTGTAATATCAAGGTCATAAGCCAACGCCGCATAAGTCAGCGTCAGAATGCCCGGCACGCTCTGCTGGTTCGTCGGGTATATTCCGCGAGGCTTTGAGAAAAACTCAATCTTACAATCAGCCGTTATTGCGGCATCTTGAAAGATAATTTGCGTCTCGCCAGCTTCGAGCGTTCCTGTCAAATCCTTAATCAAGCAATCGCGAATATCCTCGGGCGTAACGCATGCCGAGTCGTATGAGTTTGTGTTCGTGTTAAATATGGCAGCTTCGAAGAGCGTCGTGCTCTTGTCAGGCGTGCCTTGTGTTAAATCAGGGATTTTTACATTCATGTTTTACTCCTCGCTTCCGTCGTAGATTATTCGCGTGTTGCCGTCTTGAGTCTCTCTTACATCGTCGGTCTGTGTTGCTCTGTATAGCGCCTCGGGTGTGAACTCGTCCGCGATCGTGACTGACTCGGTAAACGCCGCGATACTCTGACCCAAAAGAACAGGCGCAATATGCTCTGTAATATAGATGTCGCCGCTTGTCGCCTTTGAGACATCCATCTTCTGACCCATGAGCAACGCTATCAAGTCGCCTGTTGCGATTGTCGCCGAGCCTGAGTTTATCTCCGCTTTTACCTCGAACTGGTGAGCCCCGTCGGGTGATACATCCAAAAAGAAATAATCACCCTTGAACATGTGATAACCGCTCTCGCCGTAGGTGTTGACGGGATGCCGCGGGAGCTCTTCGTCGTCGTAGTAGTAATGTAGTGTTACGATTTGATCTTCGGCGCCTAACGTCGAAAGTAGCTTTATCTCGTGCCACCCTGTTATCGTCGTTTGTTTGGCAACAGCAAACTTTATCTTATAAAGTGATGTTTCCGTTTCCGATAACGTCAGCGCGTCGGCGTTGATGTATGTGTAGTAACTAATAGAATCGTCTTTCTTCCTGTTCGCAAGGCTCGACAGTTCTCTATCGGTTCGGCTCTGTCCGGCTGACAAATTCGGGTCAGCGCCAAAGCCTTGCAGCTGGATTGTGTTCTTAAAAGACCACTCGATTGACATAACACAACAGGTCAAAGTTGACGAACCCGCAACGCCACCCTCGCATCGTATAAGGTCGCCCAAGTCATAGACGGGGCAATTAAGCGTTGCAATCGTAAAAGGCGTATATCGTATAGAGTCCGCCACGTTTGCAACATTCTGCCGCATCCTGTTGATTGAGAAGTCATAACCATATTGCAAGAGCGGGCTCGAGCCTATGTTAATAAGTACGCCCGCTGTCGCGCCCTCGATGTAGTAGTCCAGCGCCTCACCAGATTGTACGTCATTTATCGTTATACCGATGTAGTTCGTCACAAAGTCGGAAAACGACGAGCCGACAATCCTGTGTTTTGCCTTTAACGTCTCGACAACCTCAAGACTGTCGAAAGACTTAATAATCAGCTTTCCGTCAGGCGTGATCGTAGCAAAACCGCCCGCCGCCGTAGCAAGAGCCGAAGCGAGCGAACGCAACGAGCCGATGCCGTCGCGCAATATAAAAGTCTCCTGACCATTAGGCAAAGCCGCGCAGTCCTGCGCCGTCATGCCGTTTTCTACACCTGACAGGCTTTCTATTAACTCAAGGAATCCGAAATAATTACCCTCGGAATCCGTCGCACCAAATGGAGCGTCAAGTAATGACATGTTGTCATAAGCCGTTATATTGACACCCGTGTCCGTCCAGTCTGCTTTGGCAACAGTAAAGACGCCCACGTCTATCCATTCGGTCGTGTGCTGGTTGTCGATCTCGAGCCCGTATTGTAAAGCTATAACGCGCCCGCGCCAAGTAAAGACGGGGATATTTATATTTACAAAAACAGCCTGTATCTGACCTATACGAGCGGAGCCGAATGTTACGTCTTTGCTATCCGAGCAAGCGTTAGAGTAATTAAGCGAGATAATATTGACATCGTTAAACGCGATGCCGTCGATCGTGCCGCGCAAGTGCTCTATATGTTGCGGGTCTTTCATAGCCGCTTTAAATGCCGCGCTGACGTTTTTCATGTATTACTCTCCCTCAAAAGTCACGGGGACCACCCAGAGCCCCGACGTGCCGTTTATATACTCGGAATCTTCGACGAGTGTAATATCGCCGCTTAAACGGAGTCGCCCGTCTATTGCGGCGCCGTTGTCGATTGATACCTTTACGGATGCCTGCTTACACTTTGCCTCGAGTGTGTCGCGTAGTCTTGACGAGCAATTAAACGACGCACTAAATGACAGGCGGTCAAGCCGCCTGATATTTGATAGTTGTGTTCCCGCCTCCGATGTAAAGACATTCTCGTCCGGGTTATATTTATACGAGAACGCTGTCGGGTTCGGCATTAATACATTGTCGATCGTGATATATTTCCCAAGCATTAAAAACCTCCCCCGAGATAGTTCTCTTGATTGATAGCGCTAACGACCTGTGATGCAAATTTCTGCTGACCGATATAGACATTAAAGACATACGGACCGCCGTCTTTACCCAACGCGCCGAGCTGGTTCGATATTCCAGCTAAAGCGCCCGAGTAGTCGGTCGTCATGCCGCCGTTGATAACATTAGCCGTTCCAAACAAAGCCGCCTCGAGCTCGGGCGTTTCACGTTCCATGCTCTGTATGAACTCGTCGACCATGTCACCGCCCGACTTGTCGAAGTCTGCGAGCGGTCCCTTGTCAGGTACGGAAAAATGCAAATAATCGGCAATCGTCGACGCGACATTGGAGGCGACCTCGCCCAAGTTTCCGAGCATAGACTGTATGCCGTCGATAAGTCCGTCTATCATGTCACCGCCCCACTCCATAGCGTTGTCCATGAGGTCAGGGCCGAGATGTGCGAACTCTTCAAGTATTTGTGTTATAAGTGTCGGTATTTCTGCAAGGATGTCAGGTGTCGCTCTGATCAAGCCGTCAATAATACCTAAAAATATGTCTTGAGCCGCGACGATGATCTCGTCTATGTGGTCGAGCAAAGTCTCCGAGATTGTATAGATACACTCAATAACAGCGGGGATAAGTTCGGGCAAAGCCTGCGCGATTCCCTCGGTGACAGCAATAATAATCTGTATCGCCGCCTCGATTATCGTCGGTAAATTCTTTACGATAAAATCAGCAAGACTTAAAACCAACGTTGTAATAGTCGGCGCGAGCTCGCCCAAATGGTCAATAATACCTTGCGCGAGCGTTAACAACAGATTGCTCGCCGCCTCGATTATCGTCGGCAAGTTATCAAGTATGGCTGACGCCAAAGTCCCTATTATTGACGTACCTATCTCGAAGAGCGTCGGCAGATATTCGTTTAATATCTCGAGCACTTGCGGGACCATAGTGTCGATAACTTCGCCAAGCTGACTTACATCGCCGTTAGTGTCAAGGACCGCCGTTGTAAATTCATTTAACAGGCTGACGCCCTCGCCCGACAAGTCTGTAAGAATAGGCAATAAAATGCCGCCTATCGCGTTCCTTGCGGCTGTCGCGCCGTTAGATAGTCTCTGCATGTTATCGTCAAGAGCGCCGAACGCGTCGAGCGTGTCGCCGTCCATGATGTAGCCCGTCTCTTCGGCTTCCTGTCTCAATTCCTCGAAAGCACCAGAGCCCGCTTCAATCAGCGGGTTAAGGTCTTGCGCGGAACGTCCGAGGATCTCCATAGCAGCCGCATCGCGCTCGGTCGTGTTTTCAATCTGACCTAAAGCGTCTATAACATCCCAAAAGACAGCTTCGTTATCGCGTAGATTGCCCGCTTCGTCAGTTATGGAAACGCCCAGCGATTCAAAGCTCGCGAGCGCACTCTCCGAGCCGTCAGCCGCCGAGTCCATAGTCCGCAATAAACGAGTCATGGAGCCCGTCATCGTGTCCGTGGAAACGTCCAGAAGCTCGGAGGCGTAGTTCATAGCTTGCAACGTGTCGGTCGAGATGCCTGTCACCGTCGAAAGCGTCAGGACCTCATCAGCAAGTCCCGCTGTCTGTATAGTCGTTGCGCCGAGAGCCGTCGCGGCCGCTGCTATGGCAGCCGTAACCGCGGCAACAGCACCAGCCGCCGCACTTGCGGCACTGCTTACAACGTCGCCCCACTCGGCGAAAGAGTCCGCGGAACTTTCCGCATTGTCGCCAGCCTCAGCCGCCGCTTCGCCTGTTTCCTCAAGTTCGTCGCTTGCGCCGGATGCTTCGCTCTCAAGTTCGCCGAGCTTGCTCGCTGTCTGTGATACTTGCGCCGCGAGTTTGGCGTATTCCTCCTGCGAGAGCGTGCCTTCCTCGAGGGCTTGAGCCGCCGCCTGCGCCGCTTGCTCTTGTATTTCCAGTTTGTCGGCTGTCTGTTCTATCTGTTTGGCGAGCAAAGCCTCTTTTTGAGCTAAAAGGTCGACGTTAGTCGGGTCAAGTTTGAGCGCCTTGTCCACCTCGTGCAGAGCGCTGTCGGTCTGTCGTATTTCCTTGTTTACGTTTGACAGCGCCTTCCCGAGTGAGGTCGTGTCGCCCTTAAACTCGATCGTTATTCCCTTGATGTTGCCCGCCATGTCTTAACCTCCAAAGAACGCGTCTATATCTGTTTGGTCTGCTTTTATCGGATATTTGAAAGAGTCATTACTTAACTCGATGAGCGTCTCGTTAACAAAGCCCAAAGACACGAGCGCGAGTTCTTCAAGTGAAAAACCCGCTTGTTTTGCCCTTAACACAAAAAGGGCTGTCGAATATTCTCGCGTCGTGGGCTTTATGCGTTTTTTGCTTCGATTCCGCTCTTTGCGTTGCCTGACCATAAAGCCAGCACATCCGCGATCGTGTCGACGTTATCAAACGCCGTCGGCTCGTAGTTCGTCAGCCACTCGAAAAAATCAAACTCCGTTAACTTAACGAGTTCTTTTACGCTCTTGCCTATCGCCTGTTCTTTCATAATGAAAGCGAGGCGGGCGAACGCTTGCGAACGTTCCAGAGCGAGCGCCGTGTCTGCCGTCGTATATTCGGAGGGCTTCTTACCCTTTAGCTTTGCAAAGCTCGAAATTTCGACCATAAAATCGCGGTTAAAGATATTTCTGTATAAAACTGGTGTGAGTGCGTTTGCAACACCCGGGACGACTTCGCCCCCTATCCTGATGTCTTTCGTCATAAGTTATTACTCCTTAAAATAAAAACCCCGAGACAGAAAAGTCTCGGGGTTTATGATCATTATTGCGCCGCTTTTATGGTGTGACAACGGGCGTATAAACTGTCGTAAACCACGCATTATAAACATTTGTGGATGTTGTATCGCCTGTATGCAAGCGTGCGAGATTGTCGTCGGGACGCGGTGCCGCTGTAAAAGATAACTGTGTTGTCTTTGGCTGATTGCCGTCCGTTCCTGTTGTCTCGGCTGAAATGCCAGACTTTGCAAACTTAACTTTTGGCACGAGATAACGCCTTCCGCTGTTGTCGCCGTCAATCTCGAACATGAGCGCCACATACTTGATCTCGTCGGTCGAGTATTCGCAAACAACGCCGTTATCGTCAATAGTCGCGCCGAGAACGTCCTCTTCAAATGCCTCGGGGATGAGCGCACATTCAAAAGTGCCGTCGAAGCCCTGACTTGAACCGCTAACGATGTAATAATCCGAATCGTCAGCTCTAAAGACAGAAGCATCCGAGGATGTCGGATTGACCTCGAGGCTGACAGCGCCCGGATATGCGGCAGGGTCGCCGTATGCTGTTGTAGTAACTCCGCTGGTTGTCGTTTCCGTTGCCAGCGCATAATAAACATTCTTCAAGCCGAATTTTACTTTATTTCCAGCCATGTTTTTTTACCTCCAAAAAGAATAAGTGATTAAATAGAAACTTTCGTCGTCGTCAAACGACTCCGTTTTATTCCAAAAGACACCCAACCCGTCGAGAATAGCCTCGATGCTCTCTTCGGCTGTCTCGTCCTTTTTCGCAAAGTAGCACTCAAGCACGAGATTTGCCCTTTTTTCGTAGACTTTACTGTCAGCCGCGAAATTATCCGTTTCGGCATTAGTCGCGACGATATAGGGCAATTTTGAGCCGATAGGCGCAGAGCCGTAATAGTACGAGTAATTACGAAAAGCCGTTTTTATATCTTGTAAACTGATCACGCCCCGAGCCTCCTCTCGATCTCTTCTTTGACCTCGCGTTCAAAGTCTTTGACGCCTTGCTCGGCCGCGTCCGCTATGTGCGGGTATGCTTTAGCGCGTCCGACCTTCCGCCCGTTCACGATAACATCGTGGCCGTATTCCAAAAGATGCGTCAATCGGTAGTGCTTCTCGTTATAAACGACATATCCGCCGTCTTGAGCCTTAGCCTTCCACGAGCCCGAGTATTTACGCCATGAGCCTTTGCCGTGCTTGACAGCTCGCAACCGCTTTTTTGTAGCATCAGCCGCCTTTTTGCTTGCGTCCTTTGCCGCTAACGTGATCGCGACCTCTGCCGAGTCCATGATGTCTTTTATAACCGCGTCGAGACTTGAGGCGCCTTTGATGCTGACATTAGACATTAGTCACCCCCAGCTCCGCCTCCGTGTAAAGTTCTATGTAGTTATCATCCGCCTCATAGGTCCGATAAACGCTATAACGTGCGCCGTTATATTCGACTATCTTCTGCCCTGAGTAAATGAACATAGACACACGGAAAACATAAGACGGCGTCAAGCCTGATTGACGGCCCGTCATATATTCGGATTGTGTCGCGCTCCGAACCTCGCCGATGATCTCGACGGCTGTCTCGGTCGTTGTCGGCTGTCCGATCGCGTCCGTGGTCGTCGCCTCGGTGATGAGTTTGAGCTTGTTTATGCGCGTCATGTTGCCACCTCGCCCAACGTTGAATATTTGGAGCTCAACAGCAGCTTCTCTTTGAGGTCGTCATAGGCTGTTTTATACTTGTCTTTGCGCGTTGTGTCTTTTTCAAAAGCATAAAGGCAATAAGCAATAACAGCCTCTTTTTGTAACGCGTCCGCATCCAAGACAGTAAATGCTTTAATGTCGCTCGTCTCGGTCAGGTCGAGAATCGCCGCGTCAATATAACGCTGTATTTCAGTATCGACAGCCGGGCCGAGAGACGTGTCAATCCGTGTTAGTGCGAAGCGCACGTCATCAATAAAAGCCATATTGCTATACTCCTTTTTACTTTTTTCTCTTCCGTGTTGTTGCCGGCTTTGCGTCCGTCTTTTCGTCGGCCTTTTTCTTAACGACCTTCGTCTCGGCAATTTCTGCCATGAGTATCGGGTTAAAAGCGGCCGTCTCGATCTCGACTACATCGCCTTTTTTGTGTAAGCCTTTTCTATCAACCCACGGAGATTTAACTTTTACTTTCATAAACTTTCCCTCCTGAGAGTGCTTTATACATATCCTCGGTCACTGTTACATGACCGACATGCCCGAGCTTTACATCAGCATCGAGCAGGACCTTATAGCCCAGCTCGCGAGCACGCCAGCAAAACGACAAGTCCTCGCCAACGCCAGCAAGCGGCGAAAATGGATTGCCATATTTTGCGAATATGTCCAGAAGCACATCAGTTTTCATAAGAACGCACCCAAAACCGACAGCGCCCACCTCATGCACGCCCGACAACTCGCCCGTGTAATCCGTCCACTTTGCGCCCGTGCCGTCGAACTCAAACGAATCGAAAACGACAGGCGTAAACGGAGCGGAGCGTCTGAAATAAAGACCGCTGACGATGTCCGCGTCCTTTTCCTCAAGCGTCTTTAATAGCCGGACGAGTGTGTCACTTTGAAATATCATGTCAGAATCGAACCACATGACATAGTCAGCATCGAGTTTGATCGCCTCAGCCGCTAACTTGTTACGGGCGTCATAAATAAGCGAACCGCATATTGAGCGGATAGCGAAGCGCCCCGCGGGCCGCGCAAGCGACCCGAGACACACCGCAAACCCTGTCGCGCATGTGTCCATAGCGGGGATAGCAACGCATATATTGTAGTCTGTCTGTTTTGGTGTCACGTTCCTATTACTCCTTTATCACTCTTCGGCGGGCTTCTGAACCTTTACGAAAGCGTTAGGCGCAACAACGCCCATGCCGATGTACTCGCGGCCAACGATCTTTACGAGGTCAGACTCGGCGAGTGACAGGTCGTCATACTTGATTGATACGCCGTCACCCTCGGGGAAGTTAGCCTGTGCGCCAACGCCAAAGTCACCAACGATCATATAAGTAACGCCTGTTGTGGCTGCTTCGTAGGATGCGAGGTGGTTATTAAAGATAACCTCGAGCCCCTCGAACGGGTCAACAGCATAACTTGCGGCATACTGCAAAGCCTTAAATGTTGCGTATGTCTGCTTGTTCATAACGATAACGGGGTCAGCCGCTCTGTCTGAAAGTTCGGAAACAGCAGAAGCGATGAGTCCGAGAGTTGCCTGTGCGGCAATAACAGGCACGGCGACGTTTGTCGTTGCTGTGTTTGTTGAAACAGTGCCGCATGCCTCGATCTTGTCCAGAAGCTCCTCCTCGGCCTTCTTTGCAATCTGGTATGTGAGCTCGTCGTAAATGTAGCGGAGGAAAGCCTCACCCTTGAGGTCGATGACCTCGTCGCTGATTGTAATCCACTTCTTAATAGATGCGGGCTTGAGTTCTACGATACCGATGACGAGTGTCTCCTCGGAAGGTGCAACAGCGCCCTCGTTATGGATTGCGGCGCCTGTTGCGCTAATCTCAAAACCAACTTTGAGAATGCCCTTGAGGTAAGACTTCTTAACTCTCGAAAGAAGCTTGTTCTCGTTCCATGCGGTCCTGATCTCGTCCTCGACGAATGTCGGAACGGGGACAACGCCACCTGTTGCGAGCTCGGACAAAAGGGCTCTGCACTCTGTGTCCTTGCCTGTCTTGATGTAGTTAGCAAAAGCGTTAACGTATTCCTCGCTTGCTCTGATTTCCTTGATGTCTGCCATTTCTCTTTTCTCCTTTGGTAGTTCGATAGATGTGTCTGTTGTTCCTTCGCCGTCAATTACGGCCTTGATGTCAGCCTTCCTTGCTTCGTCAGCAAGTGCCGCCTTGCGTTCCTTGATAGCGTCAAGCTCAAGCGCGAGCGCCGCAAAATCAGCGCCCTCCTCGTTGTTGTCGATTGCCGCCCTGATTTCGGTCATGCGACTCTCGAGAGCCTCGGCATCAAGAGCCATGATCTCTTCATGTGTCATTTTCGGATGCCTCCATGAGTTTTATTTTTGCGATTGCCCTCTGCCTTGCCTGTTCGTTCGCGCGTCTTGCCTCATCCAGTCTCTCCGCTGTCAGCTTTTCGATCGCTCCGTCGAAAGCCGCACGAGTCGCGACGCCGATGTCAGTTGTAGGATTAGCCGGAAAGCCAACCGCCGAAACGTCATAGACCTTTTTGATTCGGTCGATGATTCTTGTATAAACAGTCTTTTCGCCTTCCGCTCTCGATTCCTCGTAGCGGTCCGCGGCAACTGTGAAAGCAAAAGACATCTGCGAGTAATTGCCCGCCTCGATGTCCTCATAAACGGCGCGGGATGCGCTCGTCTTTGATAAGTCTGTCTGTGTAAAGAGTCCTTTGTCGTCAACTGTGAGCTTGACTGTGTCGTTCTTTGTCCTTGCGTAGACTCGGCCCGTGTGGTCAAGTAAGAAAACAACATCGGACATGTCCGCATCGTCGAAAGCCGTCGGCTCGATGCGCTCGCGGAAGATAACATCCGCGTCCTCGTATAGCTGGTACTCTTCGAACGTCGACGCGTAACCCTCAACTAAAAACGAGGGCTCGTTGTCGCCCTCGTCCTTTGCTCGTTTCTGTAAATTAAACGCCCTATATTCTCGGTCATTCTTCATTGGCATCATCAGCGCCCTCCTCGTTAATAAAATGATATTCGCCGCGTGCTATGAACCTGTCGCCCATGTCACCAGGCAACGGCGGCAAGTTGTAAACCTCGCGGGCTTCGTTGATCGTCAGGATTCCTCTGTCAAGACCGCCCTCGACGTATGCCTTTTTATCCGTAAAGCTCATATACTGTACGCGGTTTGTTGTAGCAGCCACCTCAGCGCCGAGTGCGATCTCGCGCTCGCTATAAAGTGCGGATGTCATTGTCTCGCTAAACTGAATTGCGAACGGCTCAACGGCGCCCTCATAAAACGCCGTCCACGCGTCGCCAACAGCCTTGTTTTGCAGGATGTCTTTATTGACGCCGAAATAGTCAAAGACATTTTGCTCGATGAGTTCCATTTGGTCCTTGTCGGGTGTGTAGGGCTTCAAGTCAATCTGCTTTATATCGTTCATTGTGTTCGGAAAAAGTAAGACCTTGCCGCCCTTTGCCTCTTTGCCAAAGTTGCGCTCCGTGAAGTTCTTTTGTTCGCTCTCGAGGTCGCCCGCCTTTGCAAAGTTGGAACTTTTCGCGATGAACTTGTAAGAGTTGGTTGTCTTGATAGCCTCTTTGATGCCCTGCTTCTGAATCGTCAAAAGGTCCATAGTCTCATCAAGTGCGAGATTGCTCTCTCCGAAAAAGTCATTAGTAAACTGAAACTTTCGCAAGACAGCGCACTCGATAAAACGGCATGCCGCCGTTTTGCGTCCGGCTCTAAACTTATACTTGAGCCATACCTCGCCTTTGTACTCGACCACTTTGATACTGTTAGCGAGTACGGGGTAAAAGCCGATTTTATTTAAGTCGTCGTCATAGATCGGCACTAATAAGCAGTTATTTGTAGCATCGAGGATTGTGTCGACTCTGTAAAGGAACTGCGACCATGTATCCCACGGGTTCGGCTTTTTGCGTAGCCTTGCCGACAGATCAGGCTTCGCCGTTCCTAAAAACTCTATTTTTAACTTGCTGATGTGTCTTGCACGGGCGTCAATAGCCGCACGGACGAGCATCGACTCGTATATCTCGCCTTTATGATCGTGGAAAACGGGTTCATAAGCCGACACGAGTCGGAACGTCTGACCCGCATCAATTACCCGCTCGGCTTCTTTTGTCTTGCCGAGTATCTTGTCAATAATACCCACTTAACGCCGTCTCCTCTCAATCATTATTTTTTAATCTTTCGCCGAGTTCGTCGCTCCATTTTTGGCGAACGCAAAAAGCATCAGCCAGAGCGGCGACTCCGTCGATGTGGTCGTTCGGTTTTATCTTGACGAGGCGGCCGCGTCCGCGTTCCGCGCTCATCTTTATCGCTGAATTAAGCAAGTGAACTTTTAATAGGTCGTTATCGCCTATGTGTATCTTGCCGTCTTTGGCGAGCCCTTCCATTTCCTGTAATACGCCGTATAGGTTGTCGCCCTGATGTACGTCATCAGTAACAAAGCCATACGCCTTTAAATCGTTTACGAGGTACTGCGCACTATATCGGTCATATCCGACGACAAGCGGCAGAATCTCATAACGCTCGACAAGCTCGACAAGCCAGTTATAACAGTCCTGATAGTCGACAAAGTTCTCACCCGACAGCGACATAAACCCACGCGCTATATATTGCGCATACGGCAAGCCGTCGCGGGCTGTTGCCTCGTCCAGCTTTGCGGACGGGAGCCAAAAGTGCGACAGGACATACAACTCGCCGTCCTTTTCGATAACAACGCACGCGCTTGTTAAGTCCGTCGCCATGGACAAGTCCACCCCGGCAACGCAATAAGAGTGTGCGAAGTCGTCAACAATAAGTTCGTCCCCGCTCATAGCCTTGATCGTTTGTGCATCAAGCCACGCGAGCGAGCTGTTCTGTTTTACACAAGCGTACTTCGTTATATATTCGCTTTTCTTACTTAACGAGTTCTCAGCTATTGCCAACTCGTCAATCAGGTATTTCTCGGACACACTGACATTTAGATTCGGGTTACTCTTTTTAAGCTCGTTTATGTCGTTCCACTTGTCGACATCGTCGATCATGTAGAGCACGGGTAAAAAGTGCAACTCTTTAGAGCCGCCCGTTAAAAACCGCGTTGCTCTTGTTATGAGCGTGTCGTATATGCCGTCGTTCTCATATCCGCTTGTCGTGATGCCGAGCAAGATCGGCTGACGCCTTGCGCCGACTGATGACTTTAAGACCTCATAGAACCGCAACCCCGCTTGACCGCGCCATGATGCGATCTCGTCTAAAATCGCACATGATACATTTAAGCCGTCGCTCTTCTTCTCACTGAAAGCGAGCGGGGCTATCGTGCTGTTTGAGTATTCGATGTATATGTCGGTTCGGCGTTTCCTTGCGTAGCGCTCGAGGTCAGGCTCTTTTTTTATAGTCTGGTAGCATTGATCATAGCAAATATTAGCTTGTTGCAACTTTGGCGCAGCCATATAAACACGGGCGCCGTATTCGCCGTCCATGTACGCGCAATAAGTCGCGATCGCGGACGCGAGCAGTGTCTTGCCGTTCTTCCTTGCCATTACGAGCAAGATCTCCGAGAACTGTCTGACGCCGTTTTTATCAACGATGCCAAACAGGACCGATAAAAAAGCCTTCTGCCAAAGTTCCAGCTTTATAAGCTGACCGCCGAGCTCGCCCTCGTGATGTCGGCAAAACCGCTCTATAAACGAGATTGCTCTCTTCGCCTTTTTTTCGTCATAAAAAAAGAGCTTGTTATCAAGCCCCTTTTCTATATATTCATACAACAGCCGAACCCAGCGGCCAACAGTCACCGCGCCGGACTCAATACTCCGCGAGTATTGATGTATGAAATTGTCCATTAGCTGAACTCCTTGTCAAAGTCAGCAAGCGCGGAATCTTGCGCCGCGGGTAGTAGCTCATCCAGCTTTTTGATAACGGCAAGGTAATTTTTATCTCGTGCCGTGAAAGCCTTCGACTCGGGACGCTCCCGCAAAAACTCAACGCCGTCGTTTTTCTGCTGAAACATCTCTGTTTGCCCGTTTTTTGCCAAGTCCTCCCAGAGTTGATCGAGCGACGCCCGCAAGCGTGCCGCCTGTCGTATGAGTCCGTCGACGAG